TAATGCCAAGACCATTAAACAAAGCACAAATAAGATCAGAATTATTAAGTTGCGGTAAAGACCCAGTATATTTTATAGATAATTATGGAAAGATATCGCACCCTATTAAGGGTATGATTCCTTTTACTATGTATCCCTTTCAAAAGGACGTTGTAAAAGATTTTCAAGATAATCGTTTTAATATCATTTTAAAGGCAAGACAGTTGGGTCTTTCAACTGTTTCTGCTGTTTATATTGCGTGGTTTGTTTTATTTCATAAAAATAAGAACGTTGTTGTCATGGCAACTAAACTATCGACTGCTTCTAACTTAGTTAGAAAGGTTAAATTTGCTTTGAATTCAATACCTGATTGGATGAAAATTTGTAATCTGGTAATTGATAATAAAAATTCTTTTGAATTATCCAATGGATCACAAGTAAAAGCAATTTCAACATCTGGCGATGCTGGTCGTTCAGAAGCGCTTTCCCTGCTTGTTATTGATGAGGCTGCAATCATCGAGGGTCTTGATGATTTGTGGGCTGGTCTGTATCCTACACTATCAACTGGTGGTGATTGTATTATACTTTCAACCCCAAAGGGTGTTGGAAATCTATATCATAAACTTTATTCCGAAGCAGAGCAGGGCTTAAATGATTTTAATCCAATTATGTTGCCTTGGTCTGTACATCCAGAAAGAGATCGTGAGTGGTTTGAAAAAGAAACAAAAAACATGTCTCTTAGAGAAATCGCCCAGGAATTAGAATGTAGTTTCAATATGTCTGGTGATACCCTTATTCATGGTAAAGATTTGCTGAGAATAGAAAATGAAGAATTGATAGAACCAGATTATAAAACAGGTTTTGATAGAAATCTGTGGATATGGAAAAACGCCGAACAAGACAAAAAATATTTTTTAGTTGCTGACGTTGCACGCGGTGATGGTAAGGATAACTCTACTTTGTATGTTTTTGAATCGGATACTATGGAGATATGTTGTGAATATCAGGGCAAATTACCGCTTGACAGTTTTGCAAGATTAATTTATGATACATCAAAAAGTTATGGAACTTGTTTAACTGTTGTTGAAAATAATAACATTGGGATGGTTGTTCTATCAAAATTAAAAGACTACGGTCATAAAAATATTTATCATTCAAAGAAAGCTACCCATGAATATGTTGATACAACATATACTGAACAACAATCTATTGTGCCTGGATTCACTACAACTCTAAAAACAAGACCTATGATTGTTGCAAAATTAGAAGAAGCTATTAGAAATAGAGTTCTAAAAGTAAGATCCAAGAGATTGTTAAATGAACTTAAAACTTTTATTTGGAACAATGGTAAAGCAGAGGCAATGCGTTCATATAATGATGATTTAGTTATGGCTTGTGCGATTGGTTGTTGGGTAAGAGATACTGCTTTAACTGTCAATGAACAAGAGGCAGAATATAAAAAAGTAATGTTGTCTGCTATAATGACAAGTAATAAGGTATTAGATACCAGAATTGTTGGGATGGAAACAAATCAAAGAGATAATTATATTTATAGTGGAAATAGAAAACAAGAAACTGTAAAAATTAATAATCTACCTTTCTTTATCAAGTAGGAAATAAATTATGGCAGAAAACACAAGAAATCCGAGAAATGCAAACAGTCCTCTTTTTCAGAGACTGACGAAACTTTTTTCAGGTCCAATTGTAAATTATAGAGCACAACAAGTAAGAAATAATCGTAAATATTCTGTTGATAAATATGCTCCAAAGTTTAGATCTGTTGGCGGTCAAGGATTTAAGAGACAATCCTATAATCCATATGAAACAATCTCAACGGCAATGATGAACAATATCAACCGTGCTGAGAGATACGCTGATTTTGAACAAATGGAGTTTATGCCCGAATTAGCTTCTGCATTAGATATCTATGCAGATGAAATTACAACTCATACAGAATTCCACAGATCTTTAATTGTTGATTGCCAAAATGAGGAAATAAAAGAAATTTTATCAACTTTATTTTTCAAAGTCTTAAATATTGATTCTAATCTTTTTGGTTGGACACGCTCTATGTGTAAATATGGAGATTTCTTTGGTTATTTAGATATCGATGAACAACTTGGTGTTAAATCCTTAATAGGTTTGCCTGTCTCAGAAATAGAAAGATTAGAAGGCACAGATCCAACAAATCCAAATTATTTACAATATCAGTGGAATACTGGTGGCTTAACTTTTGAAAACTGGCAGTTGGTCCATTTCAGAATTTTAGGTAATGATAAATATAATCCATATGGTACATCAGTTCTAGATGCTGGTCGTAGAATTTGGAGACAACTAACTTTGTTGGAAGACGCAATGATTTCTTATAGAATAGTTCGCTCACCTTCAAGAAAACAATTCAAAGTCGATGTTGGAGGCATTCCACCAGAAGAAGTTGAACAATATATGCAAAAAATCATTACAATGATGAAACGACATCAAGTGGTTAATGATAAAACTGGTCAAGTAGATTTGAGATATAATCCGCTTTCAATTGAAGAAGATTATTATATTCCAACAAGAAACGGTCAAGCTTCTGTTGATATTAGTTCAGTTTCAGGAGATACTTGGGGAACTGCTATTGATGACATCAAATATCTTCAAAATAAATTGTTTGCTGCAATTAAAATCCCAATGTCCTATCTTGTGCGTGGTGAAGGAGCCACAGAAGAACAAGCTGCCTTGGCTCAAAAAGACATTCGTTTTGGTAGAACAATTCAAAGAATACAAAGATCTGTTGTCTCGGAGTTAGACAAGATTGCTACTATCCATCTTTATACATTGGGATACAGAGGGAATGATTTAATTAATTTCAAATTAAAGCTTCAAAATCCATCTCGTATTGCCCAAATGCAAGAAATTGAATCGCTTAATAATAAAATTGATGCTGCAACAAAAGCCACCCAATATATTTACAGCAATCATTGGGCTGCGAAAAATATCCTTGGTGTTTCAGACGAAGAATTCGTCAAAAACATTAGGGAGAAATTCTATGATAAAAAACTTGAGGTTGCATTGGCTTCAATCGCAGAGAAAGAAGGCGGTGCATTAGCGGGAACAACTCTCACTGGAGCCGGCTTCGGCGGTATTGGTGATATAGCTGGTCTTGGCGGTGGTGGATTAGGAGCAAATCTCACTGGCGGCACCGCCGCCGCAGGCGGCGAAGATCTTGGAGGGGCAGAATTGGGCACACCGGAAGAAACCCCAACAGAAGCCCCCGCAGCGGCACCAGAGCCAGCAGAAGAGCCGGTACTCTTAGCTACGCCAGAAGGTGGTGGTAAAAAAGAGGATAAGCCAGCAGCTATATATACCGAATATGAAGATGGATCCTACGAAACAAAAGGATCAAAAGGAAAATCTTACAAAAAGACAGATCACGATAAGCGAAGAGAGGCTGGTAGGTTTGAATCTTGGACAAATCCAACGAGAAAACAAAGAGACATAACAAAAGCTTTATCCATAGGTACGCTTGTTAAAGAAAACAAATCTAATTATAGTGAGGATTTTGAAAAAAGAATGTCTTCGCTGAATGAAGAAATAGAAAGAATACTATCAGAGGATTAATAAATGAATCACAACAAGAGAAGAAATACTGCTTTTTTATACGAAGCCCTTGTTAGAGAATTAACAAAAGCGGTTGTTAATAAAGATGAAAAAAGAAAAGAACAAACTTTAAAAATTATTAAAGAATTTTTTAACAATAAATCTTTACTTAAAAAAGACCTTTCTTTATACAAAGAGATTTTAGAAAGTCGAGGTCAAACACAGAAAAATGCAGAAAAGATAATTTATTACATTAAGGCAGAAAAAGAAAAACTTAATTCTCAAAATCTTTTCAAAGAGCAAAGCCATCTTATTGATAGAATAAATAAAACACTAACACCAGATGTTTTTTCAAATTTTATTCCAAACTACAAAGCGGTTGCAAGTATATATCAAATGTTTTCAGATAACTCTGGTATAAAAACAAAAGTTTTAATGGAAGGTGTTGTATTGGAATATATGACAACCAAACAAGACAATCTTTCAGAGGAAAAAAGAATCGATAATGCGACAATGAAGATTTTTTCTTCTAAGTTTAACCACGAATATACAAACCTTTTAGAGGAACAAAAAACTTTATTAAACAAATATGTCTCATCATTTAAAGATAATGGTCTTGAATTAAAAATTTATTTAAATGACGAAATTGGTAGAATCAAAGAAACTATTCAAAATAATAAAAATAAATTTGACCACGATTTAAAAAATAAAATGCAATCAGTATATCAAATCATTGAATCATTCAAAGGAGAATTGATCAATGAAGATATGCTGAAAAAGGTAATGAAAATGCAATCATTAATAAGAGAGATTGAATCAAATGACTAACTTAGACGAAATCAAATTAAAAATTGATAGTTCAAGGGAAAAAGAAGGTTTAATTAGAATTTCTGTTGAGGAACCAGTACCAACAGAAATAGAAGTTAATGTTGAGCCGCGACCCCATCAATTAATTTATTTAGATATTCGTCGTACATTAGATAACAATTATATTATTTATGATCATCCTCTTTTTGATATTGTAATAAACCCAGATAAGAAAAGAATTATTACCTTCAAAAAGAGATTTGCTAAGACTGATGCTTATCCACATCAAGACGCCTTTTTTGATTATCTAAGAACAAGAGGCGTTATACTCCCAGATAGTATTAAAGGGGGAAATATCTTTGGTAGTTTAGAGGCAACATATCCTGCAAATAAAAAAATGAACATTACTAAAATAGTTCTTTTAAATATTTTTATGTTTATGAGAGAAGAACTTCCAAGACTAAAGAAAGCGTTAGATTATGACTATGATGTTGATTCAATGATCGTTGATCCATCGGAAGAAGATAGTACAGAATACGGTGAAGTTCCACAAGAGAAAAGAAAAGGAACATTAGACCCATTTTATACTCAATATTACGGATTATTATACAGGATTTAAAATGTTATGGTTTATTTTAGCTTGTTATGGACTAACTCAAATCTTAGTCTATGGTTCAATCTTTAACAAAATAAGACCAAAACATCATTTCTTTCATTGTCCTATGTGTGTAGGATTTTGGTCAGGTGTTTTAATTTGTTTAATTTCCCCTTTTACAGAACTATTTACTTTTGAGATAAACTTATTTAATTTGCTTTTATGCGGTTGGATAAGTTCAGCAACAAGTTATACTTTATGTATGGTGATAGGCGATGAAGGAATTAACATTAAAAGGAACTAATCAGTGGGTAGATAATCATTGGATGCTTAGACCTCCAACTAACTGCTGCAAGGGAAAGTGAATCGGGCGGGTAATGCCCGCTTAGGAGACTAAAACTAAAATGAATTTGAGCGAAATCAAAAAGATGATTACTGTTTCTTTAATACAAGAAAGAGTTGGTTTTTATGGTCCAATTGATGGTAATGCTGCTGGACCAGCAGATGAACCAGATATTCAAGGAATTGTGGATCAGGCAGAGAAAGAGATAAAACAACTTGCAGCATCTCAAACAAACTTATTGGAAGCTGCGATAGCTCAAATCGCAGAGATTATTGCCCCTGCTCTTGTTCATGCTGGTGTTGATGGTGGAAAAGTTGTTCAGCTTGTAAATACTTTTTCAAACCAAATTAAAGAAGCTGTTAGAGAAGCAAGAGAAAAAAGACCAGATAAAGAATCAGAGACGGTTGTCAATAAACTTGGAGAATATGAATAATGTCTGATAAGGTTTTATTAAGAGAATACTATGCTCTTTGCGAAGGTGGATATTGTGAAGATCTTTTAACCGAATCTGAAAAGAAAGATATTAGAGAAAACAAAGCTTGGTATTTGACTGGAATTCTTCAAATGGGCGATACTGAAAATGGAAATAAAAGAAAATATCCATTCGGCGTCTTAGAAAGAGAAATGAAAAATTATGACATGCTTATTCAACAAAAAAGAGCATTTGGGGAATTAGATCATCCTGACACGTCAGTTGTTGATTTAAAGAACGCTTCTCATATGGTCACCCGTTGGTGGAAAGACGGTAATAAAATTATGGGTGCTATTAAGATTTTAAACACCCCTGCCGGTCAAATAGTAAAAGGAATTGTTGAATCAGGTGGTCAAGTTGGCATTTCTTCAAGAGGTCTTGGTTCAGTAGTCAATGAGAGAAATGGTGCAAGTATTGTTCAAGAAGATTTCCAGTTGATTTGTTTTGATATTGTTGCAGATCCATCAACTCCTGGTGCCTTTATGAATCCACAGAGAATAAGCGAATCTAAACAACTTAAAGTTCATGATAGGGATTATCGCATTAACTCTATCTTAAACTCAATATTGGATTAAAATGAAAACAGAAGAATTTAAAAAAATTTTAAAACCAATTATCAAAGAATGTATTCAAGAAACCCTAATTGAATCTAAATTAATTTCTGGAATAATTGTAGAGGTTATGAAGGGAATGAATGTAAATCAAACAAACATTCAAGAACAAAACAATAAATTTAAACAGAAACAAGAAGAGCAGAATTACAAAAGAGACCTTGAGGAAAGAAGAAAGAAACTTGAATCAACCAGAAAATCTCTTT